ACTATTTTATCATAATATGCTTTGCTAAGTTCGCATCCTTTGAAGTTGCGTTTAGTGTTTTTTGATGCTAGTGCTGTAGTTCCTGACCCCAAAAATGTATCTAATACTGTATCGCCTTCTTTCGAATGTTTTTTAATGAGTTCTTCAAACAGTGCCAAACTTTTTTGTGTAGGATGAAACCTATTTTTTCCGCCTTGTAATGGGTAATGATATATTCCGTTGTCATACACACTATTAAATGTTGGACAACCATCTTTAACACCTAATAGCGCAATCTCTCTACAATTTGTTAAATAATTTACTTTACTATTTCTTGGTTGTGGATTTGTTTTGATCCATTCAATAAATCTAATTTGTTTGAAATTATATTTTTCTAGCAAATCCTTTAGGTTTGTGATTTTCCATAAGTCAAAGAACATTATTAATGTTCCGCCTTTTTTTAATACTTTATAATAATGTTCAATGAATTTTTCTAAAATAGTTAGAGTAAAATCACTATCCCAATCTCCATAATCAGTTTTCACACAATATTTTTTTCCATATAGCGAACCATATTTTATATAATTGTTTTTTTGTGAATCATCTTCTATAGCATTTTGCTCTTTATAGTTAGTCCATTGTTCTTCTGTTTTAACTTCATTAATATTGTTTTCTTCATTATATTTAACATTATTGTAATGCTTATCTAGACCACTTGTTTTAGATATAATATATGGGGGGTCTGTTAATATTAAATCAATAGAGTTGGGATCCAATGTTTTCAAGTATTCAAGTCCGCACATATTTTCAACAGTTATGCTAGGGTTATTTATAGTTGTAGCAACAATATTATTATTGCTAATGGATGCTTCGCTAACTGATGTTTCGCTAATTGATGTTTCGCTATTTTTATTAGACAAACTTTCAATTAGTTTAACTAAATCATCTTTACTTTTAGATTTACATTTTTTAATTCCAAGTTCTTCGCATTTTATTAGAAGTTCTGACTTAGTTAATTTTGATAAGTCCATATTATTATACTATGAACAAAGTTAGTATAATAATAAATCAATTTTTAAATAAAAATGGTCTGTATAAATAAAATTGAAATAGTTTTTGGATAATCACCCTTATATTATAGCAACAGCAAAGCAGTAATGGAGCCAACGAACAAAATCCCCAAGCGTAAAATTATTAATTTTAGATGCGTCATGGGTTGGTTTTGCTGTCCTATGGGAAGCACTATTTATCTTCTTAGAGATATACGAAACACTATGATTCGTAATAAAGCTGAGAAAAAATATGATATACAAAGAAATGAACTATTGAATATGATTAACTTGGAGGACGACAAGGAACAGAATCCTAATCCTTTCGCAATCTCTAATTAGGTAATAAGTTTCGTCAATTTTTATACTCGTTTGTTTTGGATGTTTTTCTTAGTCTTTGTTATTTTATCTGGTTATTTACTTTGCTGTACCAAGAAAACTGATATATTTTATTTTCAAATAGCTTCTGGACTTGGAATGTTTGTTACAAGCAAAATTGGAAGAAGTTTTTTAGGAATTAGTAAATAGTAGATTACTATATATAATTATAATTTTATAAATTAATTATAATTTTATAAATTAATTATAATTTTATAATATATATGAGGTTTGTTAAAAAGGATATTTATAATATCTTATTTATAGCATTTGTGTTTATTAGTATTATTTTAAGTTTCAAAACTTTTAATAATCGTATGAACGCATATATAAATGGCGAACCTCCGCCCAAGCGATTAATTCAAAGAACATTGGATACTTATTTTGAAAAATAATAACTACTTAAAAATACGTATATGATTGGTTCCATAATTTATCTAATTTCCAAATAGGAGTGCGTTTATTTAGTGCCCATCTGGAAAAACGATTAACATAATGGCGACAATCATTAATACCTAATATATATTTTTTTTGTAGAGTTTTTTCAAATTCAACAACTTCTGTCAATGTTTTGCTAGTTTCACCCCAATAAATAGTTTTATTAGGGACATTTTCTGGTATATAAAATCTATATAGTTTGTCAATAAATCTAACTTCTTTATTTATAACGCTAGTACTAGAAACACCAATACTAGAAACACTAATACTATTAATTGTCTTAAATTCACATTTACTTGGTTCGCAAAAAGGTCTGTAATCATATCTTATAATAGTGTCTTCATTTTTAAAACTAATTCCAATATGATACAAATTTAAATCATTATTAAATTTTTCTAAATGTAAATGAACTAGTGTTTTTGGATTATTTGTTGGCACAATATACGAAAATAATGTTTGAATAAGTAATAATAAAACAAACATACTTAACTAATATATGATACTATAAAAATAGATTTATTATAAAATTAATAATAGTATTTTTTGAATTAAAGTTAATATATTAATACTATATTATGTCAAATATATTATTAAGTGAGCAAAATAAAGAACTTTTATGGAATATATTATCAAGTAATAAAGCATTTGTTAGTATTCCGGAGTCTATGTTTCCAAATATAAAAGCTATTTTTGAGAACGCAATAATTAAAGTAAATAGTCAAAATAAAGAGTTAGTGTCAAGTAATTATAGAACGGGTGATTCTAAAAATATTATTACACAATTAAATAAGATCATTTTACAAAATATTATGTTAGATATTAATAATTTCAAGAAGTCATTATTAACACCGATTGATATAAAAGATGTTTATAAGAATGAGAAATCAGAGGAATTTGAGAAAGAATTTTTACAAAAAAAGGTGTCTTTTACCAATTTAATTACTAAAAAAGTTCCTGAAACAATTGATTTCAGAGATACAAAAGATGTTCCATTAGAAAACAATAGCATGAATGAACTGCTCGAAAGAATACAAAAAGAACGAAATACTATTCTTCCTCTTCCACAAAAATTAGAAGTAGTAGATCTAGATAAATTTGATACGCCTTCAATTAGTGAAGAAAATGTAAATAACTTAGAAAAAGCAACCATAAATAACCTAGAAAAAGCAACCATAAATAACCTAGAAAAAGCAACCATAAATAATGATACTACGAAAACAAAAATAATGAATATAGAGGATTTAATTAGCAGTTTAGCAACTAATGTCAATGCTAATTCAACACATAACAGTGTTAAAAAATTTATAGCACAAGAAAATAATGGTGAGTTTAATTTAAATATAAATATTAAGTTGGATTTTTTGAATAAACAACTTGAAAAGGTTTTAAACAATCAAAAATTAATAATGACTAAATTGAATATTTAAGTTATTCATTTTTTATTACAAACAGTATAATTATTTATTACAAACAATATAAAATATAATAAATAATAAATAATAAATAATAAATAATTTGGTATGACTAAATCTATACTTTTTGAAATCTATGTGTGCCATCGTCAAGTTTTACTAATTTACCTAAAATCAGTAATTCGTCTTTCAAATAACTATCATAATCAAATAATTCTTTTGTAATTTTATTGTAAGCATATTTATTGCCGTTTATTACTAATTCATTTAATTTTAACACTTCCTTTTTCTTGTTTAATTTCATTCCTTCGTCTTTATCTTGTGCCTCTATATTTGGAGTGTATATATATTTATTTTCACTTGGATTACCTATTACAAAACATTTGACATCTTTTTCTTTACTTGTTGACCGCGTATGAATACTACAATCTATAGCAGACTCTTTTACACCTTGTAATAATGAAGCATTTATTTCTTCTTTTATACTGGATATTTCATATAAATATTCATCGCTTGTAATAACCTTCTTTTTATCTAGTTTCGATATATCTTTTAATCGCAATTCTATTGATAAATCGCTTGACAATTGTGATTCGCTGAATACCATTAAATATAAAAATACATTTACTGTTTGTAGTTCTTTTGGTAAATCGCTATGACTACAAATACGGCGCGCACGACCAATAACTTGATGAATTCTTACCGGATGCCAATAAGGTTCTGTAATATGGACATAGCGCACATTTTTCAAACTAATACCCTCAGCACCCGATGAAGTAATCATTAATACTTTAATAATTTGACCATAAAAATTGTTTGGTGCTAGTGTTTGAATAGACTTTACTATTGATGAAGGAACCAATTTCCAATTACTGTTTAAAACATTTTTAATGATTTCGCGCTCTTCGGGAGTTTCTGATCCAGTATATGCCGCATACATTGGTTTTCCCATATTTTCTTCTCCTATGTTTAACATATATTCGCCCTTATCATTTTTCTTCAATTTAAATTCTACAAAATTATTTTGCTTTAAAACCAGTTTGAAAATACCTATTCCTTCTAATGTTTTAAATTGCGAATATAATAAATGAATGCCTTTGTGATCATCGTCTATAATATTTTCCAATATATGTAAAAATTTAGGACTACAACGTTGTAATCCTTCTTTTGATAAATATTTGTGTGAATATTTTTCCAGTTCTTTTAATGCTTCGCTAATACGTTTTGAGTAACTGCCATCATTTATTTTTGGATTTGTTAAATCTTTTTCTAACTCTTTTATGTCGTCAGCATCATATTTGCCATCTACATTTTCCAATTTTTCCGCAACAGTTAAGTCATCTAATAATTCCTCTGAAATGTTTTTGCTAATGTTTTCAGTATCGCCTTCATTATCGATATTTTCCAAAGTTGCTTCTATTGTTGCTTCGTCATTAGGCATCGGGCGCTTTATGTCTGGTTTAGGGAATACAAAATTACAAAATGCGCGAGAAAATATGCGATATGTTGATGTACTATCGCTATATAGTTCGTCCCCTTGTGCTCCGCTTTTGGTTTTCTTGGATTTTTTCTTTTTGTTTGCTTCTTCTAATTTGCGTTCTTGAATACGCGCTTCTTCATAAACGCCAAATTGGAAATCACTCATAGGAACTTTAATTATTTTAAAGTCATTTGGATCCCGATGATCGTATTTGGGCATTAATTGTTCTTGGGCACTTCTAAAATACGAAGTTAGTCCAATTATGCGCATTTTAAACATAGATGGATTATTAATAGTATTATTTGGATTAATAAAGAGCGTTTTAAAATCATCAAAGTTATCTGGAAGTGCTTTATAGCTATTAATATTTATTTTTTTATTAGCAATTTTGAGAGATTGTGATTCTAGCGCATACATTATTTTTTCTGTAAATTCGCTGCTTGTTATTATAGTACTTGTATAAACCAATTTATTTTTATTTGCTGCGGATTTAACATAACCAAACGGATTTTGGGTAATAGTAACTTCATAACTTACTGAATTATATTCAATAGAATCAACAAAATTCAGAATGTCGGCTTTATAAAATATTTCCTCTAATTTTTCTTTAGTCATGGTCTCTTTGTCTAGTATTAATTTAAAATTATAACTTCTCAATGAACCGCGTAATATATTAAATAAAATGGCTATTTCATTTGGATAATTAATAATTGGGGTTCCTGTTAATAATATGATTTTACAATTTTCAGCATCCATTAAATAGTTATATAATTTCATCGATAATGATGTTTTACGGGTTAATTTATTTACTATTCGACTAATAAAATTATGTGCTTCATCAATAATTATTACTTTATTAGAAAATGGATTTAGCGTTCCTCCATTTGTCATACCATTTAAGTGGGAACTGCGAAGACCATTATAACTTATAAATTGGTATTTGTAATTAATCATTTTATCTAATTGAGTATTGATTTTCTTCTGATCTTCAAAATCGAGAGAATCGTAATTGGGTTCTTTTTTTACATTGACAAACCAAGCACCTCCATTACTAGTAATATATTCTTGTGGTAATTTCAATAATGTGCTTAAATATTCTACATATTGAGGATGTGTTTTAGTATTAATGAATTCCCAAAATTGGTTCTTCTTATATAAATAGTCGCCGCATTTTTTGAGTTCTTCTATATAGTTATCTCTCAAAGATGCCGGTGTCATAATAAGAATTTTTTTATCATTTTTTATACCTTCGGCAATAGCAATAGACGAGCAAGTTTTGCCAGAACCTAAACCATGATATAATAAGAGACCTCTATAAGGCGTATAAATATTTATGTAATCTCTCACGATTTTTTGATGAATTAAGAGAGAAAAATTAGAACTATCACTTGCTGAACAACTAATTGATGTTTTGCCTAATTCCATTTCTTTTTCTTCTTTTAATAATTCTTGTTTATAAGGTTCAAAAAGTGAATTAATAAAACTAATGAAAATCTCTCTATTATACAAATAATAATTTGGAGCTTTTATTAAAACATTAGGTTCTAATTTAGGAATTCTATTTAAATATAAGGTCCTACCAATGCGAAGATCTTTTGGAATTACTAAAGTTTCATCTATTGTTTCAGTTATTAATTTTTTGGATTTAGATTTTATAGGATCTGGATTAGCTTTATCAGGTTTGGGTTTAGGTGTTAATCGTTCTTTTGAAGGAAGCTCAACATTTGCTTTTTTCATAGTTTCATCGGACGGTTCTTTTATAGTTATTTGTTCTTGTGTTTTAACTATTTGGGTTAATGTGTTTTCTGGACCTAATGTTTTATCTGGTTTTATAGATTTTGCTTCGAATTTAGGTTCTTGTATAACAGAATCTTTAATAGAAGATGAAGGTTTGGCAAAAGTTGCTTTTTTCATTTTTTCATAATCTTTTTGCACAACTCCTAAATTTTCTTGGAGTTCATTAAAAAATTGCTCTCTATTTATTAGTTTTTCGCTAGTTTTATCAATAATATTGGGAGCAACGCCTTCACTTGGTATTTGTAGTATAACTTGAAATTGTTGCGGTTTTTTTGGTATGGGTTTTATTTTTAATTGTTCCAAAGTTTCATTTATCATTATTATATATAATCAAATAATATATATAATAATAATAAGTATTTTTAATATTTTACTTAATGTTTAATGTTAAACTAAAATTAAAATTGAAAGTAATTAAATAAAGAAAGTAATATATAATTACAATATATAATTACAATATATATAATATGGATATTTATGATGATACATATAGTCGCGATGTATTGGAAAAACAATATAATATATACTGCACTAGCTATATTGCTACTGCCGAAACAATAAAGAAAACAAGCTTGCCAATCAGACACCAAAATCCTCCAGAAGATGTCACCGAAAATATAGCAAAATTTATTATTATTAACTATGACAATGATCCTTCTTGTAAATGGGCAAAAAGTGTTAAACGTTATGGTGAATTATATTCAGATAAATATGAATCACCAGAAGTGAAAGCATTTACATCAGATGGTCCTTGTTCGTTTGGACCTTTAAAAAAATTTGGTGTAATTTATTTCTTAGATATGCGTCATTGGTTAAATAATAAGTTTATATTATGGAAGGTAAATGTATCAAGTGATTCTTCTGAATGGCAAAATATAAAAATGAATAAAACACAAACAATGAAAGAACAATGCAAACAAGGAAAAAGACCACATATATCTTGGGAAAATATCTATTCACAAATACCAGATAAATGTTTTAAAGTTTATGATGGCACCTTTGAAGACATATTTACACAACAAGCAACGAAACTAGTCGCTGAGCAATAAGTTCAACAACTGGTACAGATACAGCATTTCCAGCCAATTTGTATAAATTTGTATCTGAAATTGTTGGCAATTTATAGGATAATGGAAACCCTTGAAAATTAAAGCATTCACGCGGTGTTAATTTTCTTACGCCTTTAGAGTCTAGGATTAATGGAACATTATGTCCGCCTCCTCCCATATTTGCCGTTAATGTAGGACACTCATTGCTTTTATTTTCGCGAACATATACTCGTCTATATTGATACACTGTGTTTTTTTTAACAACACTATTTTTAACTAACTCCCAAGTTGATGATTTAGCCGTATAATAATATTTGTCAGGAACATCTGATTCTAATAAAGATACTATTTGAGTCTTAGGAACATCAGGAAAGTCTAATGTGAATTTATCATATACTTCTTTAGATTTTATACAAACTATATATATTCGTTCGCGATGTTGTGGAATGCCTGTAATTTTTGCTGTATCAAGTACTTTAAAGCATATATAATATCCACGTTCTGATAAATTTTTCTTGATAGTTTCAAATGTTTTTCCTTCATCGTGTGATACTAAATTTTTAACATTTTCTAGAATAACACAAGATGGTTTATGAAAATCTATAATTTCTAAAATTTTCCAAAATACGTTTGCTCTTTTGTCTTCAAAACCTTCTTGCTTTCCGGCAATACTGAATGGTTGACAAGGAAAACCACCTGTTAAAATATCATGTTTTGGTAGTGTTTCTGTTTTTATATCATTTAAATTACCTAGAGTTAGCTTATGTGTAAAGTTTAAATCATATATTTCTTTTGACCATTCAACCATATCATTTGAAAATACACACTCTACATTAGTTGTTTTTTCAAAAGCATAACTAAACGCACCCGTTCCAGCAAATAAGTCGATCATTTTTAATTTAGGTGAAGTAATTACTATATTATTGTTAATATTAGCAATTACACTACCACTACCACTACCACTAATATCTAATAATTTAATTAGTTCGTCTTTTTTAAGATGACTATAACCTTTAATATTTTGCTCTTTACAAATTAGTATTAATTCATTACGTGTTTTATTTATATAACTAGTCATTTTATATTGTTTTGGTTTTATATTTATATTAATAAATTTCAATTTTATAATAAATTTATTAATATTTTTATATTTTAATATTTTTTTATTTTTATACTTTTATATTTATTTAAAAGAGAAAAACATTTTTGTGAGGGTAGTTTCTACACAGAAAGCTCTATGAATAAATATTGATGCTACTAACAATATAAAAAATATTAAAAACACATTACTTTTAAAATACAAATTTATAATATAAGCAGCAACAAATGTTAATACTGTATCAACCACAGCAATATTAAAAAATCTTAATGAATGCGCCCCTTGACCCACTTTTCCAAATATATCTCTATATTTACATAAACTCATAGTAATATTACATAATATATTAAAACATATAACTATTTTTCAATTAATTTAATGGCTTGGTCGCACGCAATTTGCTCGGCCTTTTTCTTAATTTTATGCTCTGCTTTTGTTAAAAACACTAATAATTTGTCTTGTTTTTCCAGTAATTCATGAATTGCTTTAAATGAACCTAATTTATCAAAATTTACAGCATTATTAATTCTAGCATTATGAATATTTTGCCCAAAGCAAATATAAAGACCCATAACATATAATTTATCATTATCTTCATCATCATCCATTTTAGGAGTTTTCAATTCTACATAATCAGGTGTAATTTTGAACTCTTTTTGAATAATTACTTGAAGTTTATTTTTATAGTTATCATCATTATTAATTAAATTAGTCCAATCTACGTGCTTTTCAAATACATTTTCTACAAAAATTTGCGCCATTTGTAGTCCAGGACCACAATTGAATACATTTTCAAACCATCCATATTCATCTTTAATAGAGATGCGGTTAAAATCTAGGAAAATAGCTCCAATAAATGCTTCAAACAAGCATCCCAATTTTTTTAAATTATTGCGAATATTTTTCTCTTCTGCGTGCCGAGAAATAATAAAATATTTATTTAAACCCATTTCAAGTGCCAATTTTCCAATGTGTTCGTTTTTTACTAACGCGATCTTTTTTTCAGTCATAAATCCCTCATCTGCTTTAGGAAAACGTTTATATAAATAATATTTTGTAATAAGTTCTAAAACTCCATCGCCAAGAAATTCTAGACGCTCATTTGATTTGGTTTTAAGTGGCAAACAATCTTCTGGTTTAGTGACAATAACAATATTGGCATTAGAATTTTCCAATTTAGGACGTTTAGTATATGATTTATGAATAAATGCCCTTTTATATAACTCAATATTAAATGGTTTAGTAAAAATTCCGTAGTTTGATAATAATTCTTGAACATTAGCACAAGATACTTCTATATTATTGCTGTTATATGGGTTAAAAATTAATTCTTCATTATCTAATTTTAGATTGCCAATAGTTGTTAATTCATTGTCAGAATTAGATTCTTCATCACTATTGACATCCTTTAAGCAATTATTGTTATTTAAAGTGACATTACCAGAAAACATATTTTATTAAATATTATAATTATACTTTAATTTAATTTAAGACAATTTTAATTTTTAATTTTATTTATTATTTATTATTTTTTATTTATTATTTATTATTTATTATTTATTATTTATTATTTTTAATTTTTTAATTTTTTATTTATTATTTTTTCTTTTTACTTTTTCTTTTTTCTTTTTTCTTTTTTATTTTTTATTTTTATTTTTATTTATTCTTTTTAATTTTTAATTTTTATTTATTCTTTTTATTATTTATTTAATTATTAATAATATTTTTCAAAATAAAATAATAACTATTATTATAAAAAGAATGCCTGGCAAAAAAATTTCGAAATTAGGTAGCAACCTATATACAAATAGCACAAATGTCTTTGGATCCATGGCAGGCGCAAATCCAACTGTTGGTGTAAGACCAAATGTTACAGGACTAACCGGATACAAAGCATCAAATTTACCCAAAAATTACGAGTTAAATGGTTGTGGTCGTAATAAAAGTTATGCTGATAATAGACAGTGTGCTATGTTCTTAGGAAAAAAAGCAATAACTTTATATAACCCAGTTCGCAACAGACATATATTGGGTTAAATATTTATTTTCAAATTAATATTATTAAAGTATAAATAATACTAATTTAAATAACTTTTATTGTACATTAAATAGTAATGCAATTATTTATAGATTTACGAGAACCTAAAACATTAATAAATTATATTATTTCTTTAAATGAAACTTCAAATACTAAAATTACAATTATTCAAAAAAATTTAGACATTGGTGATTATGTTTTTTATGATGAAGTAAATGCTAAAGAGTTATTGATTATTGAGAGAAAATCTCTCTCTGATCTAGAAGCATCTATTAAAGACGGTCGCTACAATGAACAATCATTTAGATTAAATGAAACAAAATTACATAACCACAATATAATTTATTTATTAGAGGGAGCAATAATTAACTATAACCATAAATTTAGAACTACATTATACTCGTCCTTGTTTTCTCTCAATTATTATAAAGGATTTTCTGTTATTAATGTTTTAAATCAAACAGAAACAGGGGATATATTGTTGGCTTTTGCTTCTAAATTGCTAAGAGAAAATAAACCAGGATTTTATTGTGATGTAAGTAATATATATAACAACGAAACTAATAGTGCTAATTATATTAGCACACTTAAAACAACAAAGAAATCACATATAAATAGCGAAAATATATTTCAACTTATGTTGATGCAAATACCTGGAATAAGCAATATTTCGGCATTAGCATTAGCAAATGAATTTAAAAATATGGAAACTTTATTACATGCTTTGAAAAGCAATAATGTTGAACAATTAGAAAATATAAAATTGGCAAGCGGGCGCAAATTAAATAAAAAAATTATTGCTTCATTGAAAGATAATTTAGTTTAGTTTGAATAATTTGAAACATACATATATTATATACATAATATATAACTATTATGCCCAATCCAAGTAAAAAATATCAATGGAGAGCTAGTACATTTGGCGAACTACAACCCCCCGAGACATCTAGACAAGCAAGAGAAATAGCACGAAAAAAAGCACAAGCAATAGCAGAAAAAGTAGCAGCAGAAAAATTAAGAACGACAACAATACAAGGAGCACCAGCAACAACAACGCGAAAAGCACGATCAGAACGAGGAACAGCACCAGCAGCACGAGGAGCAGTAACACGAATAGCACCACCAGCATCACAGGCACCAGCAACAACACGAAAAGCACAAGGTGCACGAGGAACAGCACCACTAGCACCAGGAGCACGAGGAACAGCACCACTAGCACCAGGAGCAGCAGAAGTAGCAAGAAGAGAAGCACCACTAGCACCAGGACCAGGAGCAGAAGAAGCAGAAAGAGCAAGAAGAGAAGCAGCAAGAAGAGAAGCAGCAAGAAGAGAAGCAGCAAGATTAGAAGCAGAAAGAAGAGAAGAAGAAAGAGCAAGAGCATTAGCAGCAAGAAGAGAAGCAGAACTAGAAGCAAGTGAACGAGTATTACTACCCAGAGAATCTAAAGTAGCAACTAGATTACTTTTAGTAAGTACAATTTTAATAAAAAATATATTAAGACCACCAACACTAGTACCAGGAACAGCACCAGCACAAGCACCACCACTACCACTACCACAACCACTAATATTACCACCACCACCACATCTACCGGGATCATCACCACCACCACCACCACCACCACCAGTAGAAGAAGACGAAGAAGATGAAGGAGAAGACGGAGAAGACAGACCACCACCACAAGAACAAGTAAATACACGACCACCACCACCACCAGCACAAACACCACCAGAACCACAACCACAACCACAACCACAACCACTACTACAAGCATTACTAGC